GCTGATGGAATGGATGAAGATTCTCTTAAAATCAAAGGTGGAAACACTTTCGGTCTTACAGGTGAAGAAGCGGCCAAAGAAATCCAATCTTATTATGTGAAAGGACACCCTTTTAATACTCCTGGGCATCCAGAACAGAAATTTTATCAAGAAAAAATGATGAAATTACAAAGAGTAAAACTAGCAGCTAAAAGATAATCCACCCAAAGAGGCGTTAATTCGCCTCTTTTTTCTTGACACTGACCGACACTTGCCATTACACTAAAATTACATCATCTACAGGACACTCCTTTTTGGACCCAATAATGTAGAGATTAGGTAGAACCCTTTTTGGACACTTCTCCGATTATTGTTTTATTTAGTTTTTATTATTAACCAAAAAATGGAGAAAAAAGATGAAATATCTATTACTATCATTACTTATCTTATTTGCGTTCTCGCCAGTAAGAGCATTGGCTAAAGAAGCCACACTTAACTTAATTAATTCTATCAAATCTAGTCCTATTTTTTACGGGCTTACTGCTCAAAGAGGATCTTTCGAGATCGATGAAGCGTTTGTTGAAACGTATAAATCAAACATCTATATGCTTTCACAGCAACAAGATGCCAGACTCGCCAGAAATTGTCGTCAAGAACAACAAGGTGGTGAGACTGATTACTATGAAAGACTTGGATTAGCGGAAGCTAATAAGATTACAGATCGCCACGGTGATACTGTTCACTCAAATACCCCACACACTAGACGTGCTGTTGACCTTGAAGAAGCTGATTACTCTGATCTTATCGATAAGATGGATAGAGTTAAACTTCTTATCAACCCAGACGATGCTTATGTTAAAGCTGCAGTTATGGGCCTTAACAGATACAAAGATGATGTTTGGATTGCGGCTGCTCTAGGTAATGCTAGATCAGGTAAAAAAGGTACTGTAAATGTATCTCTTTCAAACTCTCAAAAAGTAGGAGCAACAAACGGGACAGCTTCAAGTGGGCTTAACGTGTTTACTCTTACTATTGTTTTAGAGAAATTTGATTCAAATGATATTGATGAAGATATCCCTAAATATATCGCTTACTCTGGTAAGCAAAAGCAAAACTTACTTAACGAAACTGAAGTAACTTCTGCTGATTACAATACTGTAAGAGCCTTAGTTCAAGGTGAAATTGATACCTTTATGGGATTCAAATTCATTAGATCTGAGAGACTTCCTATAACTGCTGCTTCGGTAACTACTTTTGATGCTGCTTCTGGTGCTTATACAGGTGGTTCTGATACTATCGCTGCTGGTGCAAGACGATGTATCGCTTGGGCTGAAGATGGAATGATCTTCGCTACAGGTCTTGATATGGTTGTTCGGGTAACTGAAGAATCTACTAAGCGTTTTTCTACTCAAGTATATGCAGCTCACCAAGTTGGTGCTGTCCGTATGGAAGAAGAGAAAGTAGTAGAAATTCTTTGTTTAGAAGCATAATCAAAGAATAATTAATACGGAGCTCTTCGGAGTTCTACTTTATTAAAAATTAACTTGGAGAATATATTATGGCTACTTTATACGGGAAAAATGCATCGAAAGTGATTGCAAGCCCAAAAACAAAAATTGAAAATGGCGAGGTCTTCGGATCTATCCATTACCTAAGAGAAGAATATGATCTTGATGATCTAGGTGTTGTTCTTGCTCTTAATGATACTATCGATGGTCCTACTCTACCGAAAGGTGCGAGAGTAATGGATGCTGGTGTTAAAATCAGTGCTTCATTAGGTACTGGTGGTATCTTAGATTTCGGTCACTTGGCTTCTGATGATGCAGTTGAATCTGCTGATCAAGATGCTTTCGTACAACAAGCTGATGCTGGTGGTGCGGCTGTACTAGCTAAAATGGCTATCGGGAGTGCTGCTCTTGATAAGAAATTTTCTGCTACAGTAAAAACTCAGTTGAAAGTAACTGAAGCTTCTACCAATATCACTGGTATTGTTAGTTGTTGGATTGCTTACATAATCAACTAATTTAAAAAATAATGGGAGAGGAAACTCTCCCTTTTATAAAAGGTTTCCATGGCTACATCTAAGATAGATATTTGTAATTCTGCGCTATCTAAATTAGGTGTAGAGAAGATAGCTTCTTTTGCCCAAACCTCTAAAGCCTCTATTTACTGTAATCTCCAATATGATAAAATCCGTAGAAAAGTTCTTAGAGAGCATTTATGGAATTTTGCCGTTAAAAGAGATACCTTGGCAAAATTAGCAGCAGTACCTCTTTTTGGATATGGAGCTGCTTTCCAATTACCTTCAGACTGTCTACTACCTATTGAAGTCCATATTGACGACGATTGGGAAGAAGAAGGTAGGACAATCCTAATTGATAGTGATACTTGTAAATTAAAATACATATATGATGTAGAAGATGTTTCCCTTTTTGATGTCGTTTTTGAAGAAGTTCTAGCCTATATGTTGGCAGCCGAACTTGCTTATCCATTGAAACAAAGCGGTCCTTTATCTGACTCGATGACAGCTAAAGCCGATCTTGCTTTAAGAAATGGTAGATTTTACGATGCTAAAATTGGAAGAACAAGTAAAACTAGAAAGCTTCAATCAGATGTTTGGTTGGATGCTAGAGTTTCAGGATTGGATGCTGATTAATGACAAAGTTTACAACTGTTTACAACAATTTCTCTGGTGGGAAAGTATCTGAAAAATTCAAAGGCAGATTCGATACACCAGCTTATCATAACTCTTTAGAAGATGTAGAGAATATGTATCCTGGCCCTATGGGCGGATTATTTGGTAGAACTGGTTCTGTAAAAGTAGCTAATTTAGATAGTATCTTAAATGCCACTTTTCAACCTTGGTACAGGCAAATACCTTTTGATACTGGTGATGGAAACTCTTATATTTTATTCATTACATCACATACTCTAACTCTCCAGAATTTCAACACATATATCAGAATTTATCATAATGATAGGACTGAAACAGCTACTTTTTACTCTTCCGCTAACATAACAGCTAGACAAGTTGGGTCTAATTGGGTTCCGAATACAACTACTTTAAGTGGTATAGCTAATTGGAAATATGCCCAAGTCGGGGATTTATTATTCCTGACCCATGCTTCTGGTGAGCAAAGACCTTTAGTAATATCCCGAACTAGTACTACGACCTTCGACATCAATTATGCTGATCAATATCAGACTAGTTCTGAAAATATGCATAGTTCTTTAAAATATCCTATAACTTCACCTAATATATCTAGTATTACACTAGCCTTAACTGGGACTACTTTAACAGCAAGTGCAGCTTTATTTTCTCCCACTATGAATACCTCTCAATCTCATTTTAGGGTTGATGACGGGACGACTTCAAAAGTACTAAGAGTAACAGGTTACACAAATACCACAACAGTTACCGTGGCTTACGTCATTGGTACTGGTAACTTTACTGCTACAGATAACTGGCAGCAATCCTCATGGACAAATAAAACAACTGGTGTTTATCCTGGATTCGGATGGCCTACGTCCGTAGCCTCAGTAAATCAAAAATTAGTATGGGGCGGAAATGAGAAATTTCCTGATTTTATTTGGGCTTCTCTAACAGGTAACTTATTCCACATGAATTCACATAGATTAGATCAAGATGCTTCGGCTGATGTATCTGGTGTTAACTTCTTTGGGGATGCTGTATTAGGTCCGGATCCTTTTGATCTGAGAGCTTCTGCGATAGAAGCCAATGCGATACAGTGGCTTGCATCCGGAAGGGTTCTAACGATAGGTACGACCGGAGGGGAATACCTAATAAATGGTATTGGGACAGATTCTCTAAATATAGAAGCAAACTCAAACTACGGTTCTTCACCATATCAAGCAATTAGAATGGGTAAAGATCTGGTATTTGTCGGACCAAACGGAAGAAATTTAAGGACTTACAGATATTCTAGGGAAAATGGTTCCTGGGTATCAGATGATTTAACAATAAAAATAGACTCATTTAATGATGATAAATTCACTACTACAGGACCGATGGGTAAGGCAATAATAGACTTTGCTTGGAATTCTCAACATAAATTACTATTCGTCGCTACAACTAGCGGAGCTTATGTCTATGGGCATGATCCTGAATTTGGGATAAATGGATGGGCTGATTTCAACATAGGTGCTGAATCCGGTGAAACTGCTACAATACAATCTTTTGTAAGTATTAAAAATAATGTAAGTAATGAAGAAGAAATCTTCATGTTTGTAGTCAGGACTGAAGGAATAAATACTGTATCCTATTTGGAGAAACTAACAGTTTCTTATTTGGAATCTACTTTAAAACATAGTTTTTCAACCTACTCTGATGCCTCTTATTACAATAACATGGACAGGTTACCTAGATTTTTGGATTGGGCTTCTGAAGAACAAGCCAATGGTTCAGGAGAATGTACTCACCTAGACTTCACTCCTATAATCGGTCGGTTTGTTACGGCCACTTGGTTTGATGGTACAGTATTTAGTTTTGCAAGAAATATAGAAATAATAGCAGGAGGTTTAGGAGGTATATTAGATTATACTTTCCCAGATGATGTTTTTGTTATTTTTGGTTATGAATATACTACTAGTTTCAAGACCTTACCTCCTGAAGCTGGAGGGCAATTTGGTACTTCTATGGGAGATGTTAAACAGATCCATGAATCATATTTAAGACTTTACAGGACTAAAGATTTCTCGATAGGATCAATAGACAAGCGAAGCAATACAGAATTAGATTTTGAAGATTTTGAATATGACGATTTATACACATCAGATCAGAGGGTACAAGTTATGGACAACCCTGATACTGATGCACAAATCATCATTAGAAACACAAAACCAACCCCTTTAAATGTGTTAGCCTTAATAAGTAAAGGTATATCAAATGATTAATGGAGTACTATAATGGCAATTCCTTTATTTGTAGCAGCAGCAGGAACGGCGATCTCAGCTTGGGGTCAGTATAAAGCTGGTGAAGCTGAGGCTGGAGCTTTCAAGGGTTCTGCAATAGCTAAGAGAAAGGCTGCCGGAGATCTGATGAAAAAATCAGAGATCAACTCTGAGTTCACTAGATTAGAAGGTAAATCTTTTAAAGATAAACAAATATCAGCTTTCGCTGCTTCGGGGATTGATGTCGGTTCTGGTTTAGCTCTTTCAGCAATGGAAGATACTGCTAAGAAAATTGAAAGACAAATTCTTGTAGATGAAATGGAAGCTGAATCACAAAGAGATATGTTACTTATGGAAGCTGATCTTGATTGGTATAGAGCAAAAGCCGCCGGTACAGCCGGTAAATTAGGGGCTTTCGCTACCATAGCTGGTGGATTTATGAGAGGAGCAGGATAACATGGCAAAACTACCTACATTAACCGATGCTCCAAGAGTATCAATGAGAGCTCAAGTAGCTCCTACCATACGACCTGGTGAGGCTGGTGCGTCTTTTAGACAACAAGCCCAAATCGCCGGTCAGATTGGCCAGGGACTTATGCAATTGAGAAAGAAGCAAATAGCTGAATCCAATAAAGTAGCATATTCGAAATCAAATATTGAACTTACTAAAAATTTTAATGATACCGAAAGACAAATGGATGAAGAATATCGTACCAATAAACCTAATTTTGATGGGTATGCTGCTGATGGTATGGAAAGAATGATTGATAGGAGAGATGAAATTCTTGAAAATGCGCCTGAGTCGGCGAGAGAATCTATAAATATCGCCTTTGATGAAAAAATGGTGAGGATGGAGCAAAAGTTTCATTCAAAAGAAGCCCATAAAAAATCTGAATATGCTATGTTCGAAACTAAAGATCAGATTAAACTGGCTTCTCAAGATTCATATCAGACGTATGACCCTATAGGATCTTTAGACAAAGCTAAGAGATTATCAGGTTTAGTCGCTACTTCCTCTCAATTTGATGAGAAAGGAAAGGCAGTTCTGAATAACCAAATCAATGATATCCCAACGGATATGCTTGAGGGAGTTTTGGATAGAGAAGATCCATCTGAAATGCGTAAAGCACTGGCTGATATTGATGACCCATCCATGGGTGTTATTTTCGGGGCAATGGACCCTAGAGCTGTAACAAGAACTAAATCAAAACTTAAGAGAAAATTAGAATATAAAAAAATGGAAGGAATAAAAGAAATAAAAGGTAAATATACGGATAGTATTACTGGGTTAAGTAAAGGGACTTTAAATCCTGCTAATCCAGAACATAAGCAAATCTTAAGAGATGTTAAGAATGAGCTGGTTATAAAGATGGGTGAGGATGGTCGAGTTATGGTCGATAATATAGAAGCCTATGAAATGTCATCTTCGATGATTAAAGAAAATGCTTTTGAACTTCATAAAATCGACCCAAAAACAGCAGCTTCTGAAATAACGGCTGATGTATCAGATCCTCTTAAAAGAGCGGCTAGTAAGGGCAGAGTAGCACAAATCATAGAGTCTCAAAGACAAGCAATGATGAAAGAAATGGCAAAAGATCCTGCCACTTACATCACTAAAAATGATTCTGGAATCTCTTTGAACACCAGAGAAATCATAGGATCAGATGATCCTAAAGCATTTAATGATTATATGAATTCAATGGACTCCAGATATGATCAAATGGGAGTTCCTGCTCATCAAAGAAAGTATATTAATGAGACTCTGAAAACACATTATGGTGATAATATCAATCGATTTATTGATAGTAATGATCCAAAATCAGCCGCAGCCGTGATTAATGAATTAACAGAAAAATCTGGTGATAATCTGTATCGATTCTACGATGAATTAGGTATTCCTGAAAAATATGCTGCTGTATCCGAGATTAAAGATCCTGATGCCAGGACTAGAATAATGTCAAATTTAATGAATGAAAAAGAAGATATTGATCCGAGATACAAAGGGATCGCAGATAGTAAATCCGATAAGGATATCATGGCTTCATTACGTGATAATTCTATGTATACTGCCATAATTGGTCAGGATGCTGGACAAAATACTGCTTCTGGTAGAAATGCTGAAGCTTTACTTAAGGTGGCTCAAGTTGAGTATAAATCAGCTAGGTTAAATGGTTCAGATCATGAGGAAGCTCAGGTAAAAGCATGGGAGAGAATCAGTAAAGGTTATGATATTGTTGAGAATGGTAATTTCCCTATCCCTGTAAGAACTTCAAAACATCAGGCTGATAAGGTTAGAAATTTTTTATCTAATAATACGAAAGTTGAAATGGATTATGTTAATAAATATGGTCTTAATGTGCCTGAAGGTTCTAATATGGCGGAAATGAATGAATCTCTTAAGGAAGGTTCATTTTGGTCTTACAATAAGAAATCGGATTCTTTAAGGTTACTTTACTATAACAAAGGTCAAGCAAGATACCAGGAAGCTAGAAAAATAGATGGTAGTCCTGTAATGGTTCCTTTAGAAGAAATCAATCAAATGGATGATTTAACTGATAGAGGAATGGCTTCAAATGCCCGTAATAATATCTTTGCATTAGGTAACACCTTTAGAGGCGAGTCTAAGAAGAAAAAAGAAGAAGTTCTGAAATTTAAAGTGGAGGGATTCTAATGGCCCTTCCTTTGGGACAAACACAGGATTTTGGAGAAATGCAGCCTGAAGTAAGTGGCTGGAGTGTGGCTCAAGCTGCTTGGGATAATGCTGGTCTAACTAGTACATTCACAGGTGCAGTCACTCAAAGTATGCAAAGAGAAGAATTAGCTAGCAGAGGGAAACCAATATCTCCTGAAGTAGCGAATGGTATATTTCCTGGACTAAATGCTGATAGAGATATCACATTATCTGAAGCTGAATTCATCATGGAAAGACGTAATAAAGTTAAAGAAAATCAAGATATTATAGATCGAGCATCAGATTCCTTTTTGAAAGGAACTGCATTACCTTTTGTTGCTGGAGCAGCGAGAGCGATGGTAGATCCTATTGATATGGGTATAAACCTCATAACTGGTGGAATTGGGACCGGTCTTAAAGTTGGTGCTGGATTAGGTAGAAAAATAGCTATTGATGCTGCTGAAGCGGCGGTCGGTGCTACTATTGCTGAAGCTGCAGTCGCCAAAGAGATGACAGAATCTTTTGAGGAATATACTTCCAAGCATTTCCTCCAAAATGTAATAGGTGCTTCAGTTTTACAAATTGGTATTACTCATGGAGCTCCTGCAGCTTGGAAGGGATCTGCGAAAGCACTTGATTTTGCTGGTGCTAAAACATCAGATAACCTGATAAAACTTGCCGATACCCTAGAATCAAAAGGCGTTTCCTCCTTTAAAGGCGTTAGCCATCTAATTGAAAAGATTAAAGGCGGTGTGAATAAGGTTGATGAAGTAAATATGGCAGCTAAAAATGTGCTTGGAGATAAAGTTGAATTAGGTGATGATCTTCCTTCCACTATGAAAAATGTGGTTGAAGCCCATGAAAACGGTAAGATAACTGACCAAGAATTATCAGATTTCAGAGAATCTGCAATTGCTGGTGGAGTAGATGAAAGAATCTTAAAACAAGCTGTAGATAATGAAACTCCTTTCGAATTCAGTGATCAAGAAATAGCTGAATTCAAAGAGATCATAAATGATGAGAAATCCCAGTCTGGGTACAATAAAGAAGCTCATGATATGGATAAGGAAATGGACGGATTCGATCCTGAAAGACTAAAAGATCAACATATAGAAGCTAGAAAGGAAGTCCCTGAAGGTGAGAAAGTGGCTCCTGAAATAGCTAAAGAAGTGGAAATAGAAACTAGAAGTATTAAAGAGCAGGAATTTTTTAGAGAATTTGCAGCTTGTAGAAGGGGTGCGTAGTGGCTGATAAGTGTAGTTTAGAATTAAAAACTAAATTAAAAGATTTCTATAGTGAAAATCAGTTAGATGTAAAAGTAGCTGAATTTGATATGGAAATGAATACTTTGTTAAAGGATGCTCAAAAAGAAGGTGTCGATCCTGTTAAATTTTTGGAAGACAGAGTTAACGAAAATCTTCGTGAAATCCAGATGGATGCTCGTACTCGTATGTTAAGTATCGAAGGATATAATAAATCGTTAAATCAAGCTACTCAATCTGGTTTTAAGTCCTTACAGGAGGGGATAGAATCTACTATTCATGCCATTCCTGGTAGAGAGTACAAAGCCGGTGCTGGTAATATTGAGAGCAATGTAGGATCTGTGAGAAGGCTTAGAACCTCTTTAATTATGAGAGGTATAAAAGATATCGAAGGTGGTATGGATCGTGTCCTATCAGGTGAATTTGATGATACAGTGATGCGATTAATGTGGGGGGAGATCAGTGAAGCTGAGATGGGTAAAGTACCTAAAGAAGCAATGTCCCTGTATCAATCTTTAAAAAAGCACAATAATTTAGATTATAAACAAAAGATCCAAGTCGGAGCTAATGTAAAATATCGTAAGAATCGATTATTTAAACAAAGACATAATGCCAAAAATATGAAAGTTCTTGGGAAACAAGAATGGGTAAAAATTGCTTCTAAGAATTTTGACGAAGCAAACCTGATAAAAGTCATGTCTAGTGGTGAGAAAGCCATACCTATTGAAAAGATAATGGAAAATCCAACTCAAATGATTAGAAATTACTTAGATGATAAGTATGAAGATATCCTTATAAAAGAAGGTAAGAGAGGAATGGAGATAGGGGATGACTTTAAAAAAGTTTTATTTACCGGTCAGAAAAGTTCACTTGAAAAATCTCTTACATTTGAGTTTAAAGATTCAGCATCTCAATTAGAGTATAATCAACTAGTTAACGGTAAATCTGTCATGTCGATGGTGCTTGAAGATGTTAGAGATAATTCAGGATATATCGGATCTGCTATGGTTTATGGACCTAATCCAGCAGCTACTTTTAACAAGTTGATGCAAGCTGGTCCAGATCTAAGAATCACTAGATTAGAAGGTAAATATAAATTAGCCA